ACAAGCGAAGGGCGTAGGCAACGCCCATAAGACGATCCTCCTCCCCGCTGGCGTCGAGTTCAACCCGCTCGCCTCCACGGCTAATGATGCACAATGGATAGAAGCTCGCCGCTATCAGATCGAAGAAGTCTGCCGCTTCTTTCGTGTTAGCCCGACGAAAGTCTTTCAATCACTCGGTTCACAGTCTTACGCGAGCGTCGAGCAAGCTCATATCGCGCACGATCAAGACACCGATGCCCACTGGCAGGCGCGATACATGCAGTCAGCAGAAAAAGCGCTCCTGACCGATGCCGAACGCGCCGCAGGGCTTCGCATCACGATAGATAACCGTGACTTTCTTCGGGGCACCGCCAAAGAGCGGATGGAATATTATAAAAACGGGATCGCGAGCGGCATCTTCACCCGCAATGAAGCTCGCGAAATGGAGGGTTTCGATCGATCAGATGATCCCACAGCCGATCTCCTGACGCCCGCTGTCAATCTCTTCGGCCCCGACAAGCAGCCACAAGCCCCCACCGAATAAATACCCTCATGGAAAAGAAGGCATTCGCGGGGAAGATAGAGGTCAAATTTGCCGAAACGGAGGGTGCGACGGCACGTACCTTCGAGGGTTATGGCGCAGTTTTCAACAATGTGGATCAGGCGCGCGACATCATCGCGCCCGGAGCATTCAGCGCCACCCTCGAAGAACACAAGTCGGCGGGAACGATGCCCGCGATGTTCTTCAATCACGATGCTTTCGCGCTACCGATTGGCGTGTGGACCGATCTCAAAGAGGACTCAACCGGCCTCAAAGCAAGCGGCCAGTTCCTCGACACCACAGCGGGTCGCGATGCCTATGCAGCGGTGAAGGCAGGAGCCGTAACAGGGCTGTCTATCGGATATATAGCGACCGGATATGAAATAGACGGGAAGACGCGGACCATCACCGAAGCGAAGTTGATAGAAATCTCAGTCGTTACCTTCCCGTGCAATGAATTGGCGCGGGTCGCGAGCGTTAAGAATCAGGAGAATGACATGGATGAAGATTTGAAAAAGAAACTCACGGATGCGGGCTTTGGTGAAGACGCGATCACAAAGCTTTTTGACAGCCGCGATGATGACGCCACCGATGACGAGGTGACGGATGACGAAGAGGAAAAGTCGGGTGATGTCGAGGAAGACGCTGACGATGAACAGGAAGCTAAATACCACGAGGCTGCGTTAGCGGCCATTCGATCGAGTGTTGCAACAATCAAGGAGATGTATGTCCGCTAATCTGAATACCGAACTCAAGAATCTCGAAACCGAGTTCAAGTCTGCCGTAGACCGTGCAGAAACCAAGCAGGCCGACGCGCTGAACACGGCGCTGACCGAGCTTCGCGCCGAAATCAAGGCGCTCGAAACTGCCGCAAATCGCCCCGCCATCGTGTCGAACATCACGACCGACAATGAAACGAAGGCGTTCAACATGTACCTCCGTGGCGGCGACTCCATGGAAATCAAAGCGATGTCGGCACTGGTGCCGGCTGAGGGCGGCTACACCGTGCCGAAGCTGATCGACAGCCAGATTCAGAAGGCCGTGATCGACATCTCGCCGATGCGGTCGGTCGCACGGGTCATCTCCGTCACAACGCCCGACTTCCACATTCCGTTCTCCGTAGGTGGCACCGCGTCGGCATGGGTTGGCGAGAAGGATGCTCGGCCCGAAACCGCCGCGTCGTCGCTGGTCGAAATCGTGCCGTCCTTTGGCGAGCTATATGCCAGCCCGTTCGTCACTCAGACGATCCTTGAGGATTCCGCATTCGACATCGCGAGTTTCGTAACCAGTGAGGTCGCGACCGAGTTTGCTCGCGCGGAAGGTGCGGCATTCCTCCTCGGCGATGGCGTGAAGAAGCCCAAGGGCCTGTTGAACGTCACGTCCGCCCTGACTGGCGACGCGACCCGCCCATTTGGCACCGTTCAGGCCGTGAAGACTGGCGATGCCGCAAAGATCACCGCTGACTCCATCATTGCGTTGGTCCACTCGCTGAAGGCCGCGTACCGCCCGAACGCCCGCTTCATCATGAACAAGGACACGCTAGGTCAGGTTCGGATGCTGAAGGACACCACAGGTCGCTACCTGTGGCAGGATAGCCTTCAGTCGGGCGTCCCCGGCTTGCTCGCTGGTTATGAGGTGGTGGAAGCCGAAGACATGCCGAACATCGCGGCGAACTCTACGCCCATTGTGTTCGGTGACTTCCAGCGCGCCTACACCATCGCCGACCGTGTCGGGATGTCCATGCTCTACAACCCGTATATCGCGCAGCCCTACGTCACCTATCAGACGCGTAAGCGCGTGGGTGGCTGTGTTGTAGATACGGCAGCTTACAAGCTTCTGAAGATCGCGGCATAAGCCAGAATAGCATGATGAACAACGGAGAGCGGGGAGCAATCCCCGCTCTTTTCGTATCAGCATAAATATCTTCATGCTGATCACACAGAGCGAACTTCAAGAATGGCTTAGAATTGATTCTGGAACCGACCCAAACACGATACAGATGTTGGTCGAGTCTGGCGCGGATATTGTCGAACACCTGACCAGCAGACGGATACGCCCTTACACGGACGGCGACGGGAAGCTCGTGACGCCGATCGTCCCGACTGCACTAAAACACGCCATCGCCGTTCACGTCGCGGCGCATTTCGATGATCGCGCGGGCGACACCACTGCCGCCATGACGACGATCACTCGCCTTTGCGCCCCTTTCCGGGTGTTTTCGCTGTGAAGATCAATGCGGGGCAGCTCGACCGGCGATTGACGCTCCTGAGCGCGCGCAGCGGTTCGCCCAACATCTCCCTGACGCGTGTCGCAGCGGGGGCACCTGCTATCGAACCCGATGATACGAGCGGCTCCTCGCTCATGTTCTTCGCGGCAGGCGCTGGCGCGAGTGATGGCGCGGGCAGCTACGACGATGCAGGCAACGAACAGGACTAATTCGGTCAGGTCATCACGAGCTTTCGCCAGATCGCATCGCTACATGCTCAGCGGCTCGAATTGCGCACGCAGGACGCCGCGCGGGCGGGTGGTCGCGACACCTACTCAACGGCTCGCTACCTCATCCGCTATCGCCCCGACATCACCACTGCGATGCGCGTCCAGATCGATGACACCGAATTCGACATCGTGGCGATCGACCAGCCAGACCGCCGCCAAACGATGGTCCTCACATTGGAGGAGCGCTTGTGATCACCGCGAACATGCGGGGTCTGGCGGCGCTCCAAGACCGCTTGGAGAGCCTGTCGAAGCAGGAAGCCACAAAAGCTGGTCAAATTGCGAACCGCGCAGGCGCGGCCACACTGCGCAAAGAGGCGATCAACGAGGCTCCCAACTCCCCAAAGACAACCGAAGGCGAAATGCGCACCCGTCACAATAAGGGTGGCACGACGCGGCAGGAGACGCACGGGAAGATCGTCAACAACATCAAGGTAAAGAAACTCAAAAGTGCTGACCCCACGCAAGTTAAGAATGCGGTGACGATCGGCTCAAGCGCGTACCATTCTTCATTCGTTGAGTTCGGCAGCATTCACAATGCCGCCGACCCCTTCATGATTCGCGCGCTGACAAACTCTCAGCAATCTATCATCGATACAATCGGCAAGGTCCTGAACAAGCAGTTGATCAAGCGCGGTGTCTAAATACCAGATGATCGACCAGCTTCTCAACGCACGCCTCAAAACTTGTATCGCAAATGTCTACCCCAGCGTCGCGCCAACCGCTTACGCCCTTCCATGCGCGGTCTATCAGCTTCTCGAAACACAGGTCACGACCGATCTTGATGGATCGGTGGGCGACGAAGGGTTCGTGACGTTCCAAATTAGCATATCGAGTGAGTCTTACGGACAAGCCAAACTCCTCGCACGCGCCATCCGAAACAGCCTCATCATCTGGCGGGAAAACGGCGTCGAGACTGTCGAGTGGCTTGACGAACATATGATGGCCGAAACCACGACACAGGCCACGCTTCACCGTGCCCTCTTGTTCTTCAAATTCTACACAACCGTCTGAATCACGCCCCTGAGATAAATATCCTGAACTATAGTTTTCAGGAGAAATATGGCCAAGAACGTTTTGCCGTCGCAGGGAACGACAATCTCAATCAAGACCGGCAGCACCTACACGAAAATCTCGGGCGTCACCGACTTCAGCGGCATCGGCTCGGGCGCTGCATCCATCATTGACGTGACGGACTTGGATTCCGTCGCAAAAGAAAAACAGATGGGAATCCCCGATGAGGGTTCGATCAAGATCAGCGTCAACTACATCGTCGCGGACGCTGGTCAGGTAGCGTGTGACACGGCGCGCACCGCCGGTACGCTGGCATCGTTCAAGGTAGTGGCGAGCGGCACGCAGTGGACGTTCGACGCTTTCGTCCCGTCGTTCGAGAAGTCGGGCGGCGTCGATAAGCAGTGGACCGGCGCGATCACGCTTGAGGTCAGTGGCCCAGTCACAAAGGGCACTGCCGCCTGATGCTCCTCTCACGAGACGCGATCCTTGCCGCTCCCATTCCAACCTCTGATGTTGAGGTTCCTGAGTGGGGCGGCACCGTGCGCATCCGCACCTTGTCGGCGCGGGCGCGCGTGGACCTCCTCGATGCCATCTACGCTAACGACGCCGCGCATACTGCTTGGAAGGAAGATCAGGCATTACCGGAGGTCGAGCGTGAAGGCCTGCCCCGTGTCGATCTCTACGAGCAAGCGATCCTGACCGTGATTTTCGGGATCGTGGACGAAAACGGCGACCAGATGTTCAGCGTCGCGGACTATGACGCCTTTGCTGAACTCGATTACCAGACCATCGTCTCGCTGTGGCAGGCCATGCAGGAACACGCCCGCCGTGATCCCGAAAGTCTAAAAAAAAATTCCGCGCCAGCCCGGAAAGGCGCTTCTTGTTCAGGCTCGCGCTCGCGCTCGGCAAAACCGTAAGTGAACTTAATCGGCAGCTATCGCCGGATGAGTTAGCGGAATGGGAAGCCTATCACTTTTTCGAACCCTTTGGCTCTCCCGCTGAGGACGATCGCACCCGCCTTCTCCTCGAAATGGAGTGGTATAAGCGAACGGAAAAAGAGGCTCCCCATTTCCTCGACCGCGACCCCGAAGAAACCGCCCGATTAGAGGCGAAGCGCGCCGCAGCCATCACGCTTGAGGATCGTATTGCGGCGGCGTTCGCGGGGTTCAACGTCATTGAGGATGACACCAGCCGCTAAATACCAGCATGGCAAATGTTGGTAGTCTCGTAGTTGATCTCGCGCTCGAAAGCGCTCAGTTTATCGCCGGTCTTCGGAATGCGTCGCGCGCGACGCAGCAGACCGCATCGCAAATCACGAATGCGATGAACATCGCGAAGAATGCCGCTATTGGCTTCGCGGGCGGCTTCATCGGCGCATTCTCTTTCGACATTTTACAAGAACGCATCCAAGAAGCGTTCGACTATGGTGACGCCATCGTTGATCTCGCTGACCGTACCGGCGCGACGACTAAGACGATTCAAGAATTCCGCTATGCCGCCCAGCTTTCCGGTTCATCGGTTGAGAATGCCGATGCGGCGGTTGGAAAATTCGCAAAGAACCTTGGCGCGGCGCAGAACGGCAACAAGGCGCTAACGAAAACCTTCCACGATCTTGGCGTCAGGAGCGCGGATACCGACACCGCCTTGAAGCAGGCGATGGACGGTATAGCGAAGCTCGGCACCGTGACGGCCCGCAATCAGAAAACAATCGAGCTATTTGGCAAATCAGCGGGCGACCTCACCCTTCTGATGTCGGATGGTTCGAAGGGCTTCAACACCCTCGCCGATGCCGCAGAATCCTACGGGATCGTGCTGGACGACCACCTGTTGCGCAACGGCGGGCAGGTGAATGACCAACTCGACACGATGAAGATGATCGTCAACGCCCAGATGGCGGGCGCGATTATCCAGAACGCCGACGCCCTGATGGCACTGGCGAATGCCTTCACGCAGGCCGCGACCGCTGCCGCCAACTTTTTCGCACAGATGGACGTGCAGAAGCTGATGTCTACTCAGCAGAGCAACCCGCTGAAATGGGATGTGCCGCACGTCATCGGCGCGCGGATGTCAGGCAAGTCCATTGAGCAGATGCAGGCCGATGACCGCGCGGAATTGAAAAAGACGAAGGCCGGTCGCCAAGCGCTGCATGATGACCTCACGCGCCGATACAACGACAACATCCGGGCTGGTCGCAATAAGAATGATCCCGACATGCAAGCAATGCGGGGCGAGCGGGAAGACATTGCCCGGCTAGAGGCACGGTCTCGGCATGGCCTGAGGGTCACGCCAACAAAATCGACCAATGCCCTTCTCCCCAAACCTGACGCAGCTTCAAAGAAAAAGACCGGCCAGACGCTGAAAAGTGATGGTGAATTATCAGCGGCATGGGACCGCACGTTTCTTGGCGCACGCGCTGACCTCTATCGTTCGCAAGAGCGAATGACCAACGATCCGACCGAGCGTCAAGACCTCGCCGCAAAGCAAATTCGCAATCGCTATTACATGAATGCCGATGACATCGACATGCAGACCGGCAGCGATAAGGAAGTGCGGGAGGGTAAGAAACGTTACACCGCTGCCCAAGCCAAACTGTTGAAGGAAATCGAGCGCGAAATATTCAACACAGAATATGACGCAACCATTCGGGATCGTGATGCAGAGATTGCGCGGGATCAGCTTGACCTCGCATTGGCGGGAAAGCAACTCGACGCCGACATGCTCTCGGCAGAAATGGCGCTCACCCGCTCGACACGGGATCGTCGCGACAAGTCGTTGGCGCTGGTTCGCAACCAGTTTGATCAAGAACGTCTCCAGCTTGAACACACGATTGAATTGGAAAAGCTCGGCAAGGCAACGCGCGCAGAACGCGAGGCGGCTGAAGCTCGATTGAAGGCCCTGCCCGCCCTCCAGAGCCTCGCCGAAGACGGCGTTCGGCATCAGAACCAATCGCCGTTAGAAGCTTATCTTGACGCAATCCCGAAGACCACAGACGAACTCAACGATGCGTTCGAGAATGTCGAAGTCGAAGGCCTGAAGTCGCTTCAAGATGGACTGATGGGCATCATTGATGGGACGAAGAGTGTCGGCGAGGCGTTCACCAGCATGTCGAAGACGATCATCAATGGTTTGATCAATATTGGGCTTCAACAAGCAATAATCAAACCGCTCGGCAATCTGTTGTTTGGCGGTGGTGAGGGCGGCGGCTCAGGCCTGTTGGGGTCGATTTTCGGAAACTTGCTGAAGGGATTGAAGGGTGCGCGCGCAAACGGCGGCATGACATCACCCGGCAATTACCTTGTAGGTGAACGTGGCCCGGAAGTCGTGGGCATCGGTGCCAACGCACGGGTGACGAACAACAGGGAACTCCGGTCGCTTGCCGCCAATGATAACGCGGGTGGACTTCATATCAACATCAACGGGCCGATCACGAGCAATGACCCCGCCATGGTCCGCGCTATGGTGGCAGAGGGCGTGATGTCAGCAGTGCCGCTCATCACGAGGCAAGCGACCGATTCCACGCTCAAGAAGCTGCAACGTCGGACGATCTAAGCCCACGAGCTAAATATCTCGTGGCCAGTTTCCCTATAGATTTCCCCATATATTCGCCCGCGACCGAACGCCTTGTTCTGGATCGCGTCCAATCCGCGACTGAATCGCCGTATTCGAAAAAGGTTCAGGTCGTTCACCAAGCCAGTCAGTGGAAGTTGTCTTGGTCGTGGCCACGGATGCGCATTCCTCGCGCTGAGGTAATAGCGGCTTGGGGCCTGAGCCTCCAAGGTATGGTCGGTTCATTCCGCTTCTATCCCAATCGCACAATCGTGAGCGGCCTGACGGGGCGCACCGTCGCGACCAAGGCCTATGCCACGAACAATGCCGTCAGCGTCGCGGGATGGGCCGCAGGGGCTCTCTCGACGCTTCGAGTGGGCCAATGGCTTACGATCGGGGCGCAGCTTCTCAGGATTACGGAAGCCGCCGCTGTGGCGGACGCAAATGGCCGTGTCACGGTGCGCTTTGAACCGGCACTTCGGGCAGATTTCGCCGCCGGGACAGCGGTGGAGTTCGCTCGCCCCTTCGGTGTCTTCCGTCTCGCGACGACCGATAGCCCTGCATACACGCTCGACCCCGATCGCATCGCGGACTTTGGCACGATCGAGGCGCGTGAGGTCGTCTGATGCGCGACAACATGACGCCGCAGGTGATGAGCGCGATCACCGCCCCCGCCATCACGTCCTATCTCGCCGCAAGGCTGGAATTCGCCAACGAAACGCTTTTCGTCTGGACTGGCGCACATCCGATCCAGCCTACAGGATCAGGAGACAGCCTCCTTGATGGCAACACGTTCGAACCCGTCGCGAATGGCGTTGCGGTCCAAATCGGCGACAACACGTTCAGCTATAGCGGCTCGGACGAATTCACGATCAGTTTAGCGGTCCCCGCCAGCCCCAACGTCACGCTTGCGGCAGCGGAAGCCCTCCCGGCCGAATACCTCACCCGCCCTGCTACTATATGGCGCGCCATCCTGATCCCGCAGGCCGATCCGCTCGCACAGCCCATTTGGATGTTTCGCCGAGTCCGAAGCGGCGCGATGGATAAGGTCGAAATTCAAAACGATGGCCGATCACACAACTTCACGCTGACGATTGAGAGCCACCAGTCGCTTGTCTCAAACGCGACTAATCAAACCTATCTCGACCAGAAGAAATACGACTCCACGGATACATCTCAAGATTATGCCGCGAGCATCGCGAACGGTGATCCCGCGCCCGCAAAGGCTGTCACGAACAGCAGCGGCACGGGTTACGGCGGTAGATCACCTGACGGAAGCGTGTACCAAAATCAGGTAGACTACTGATCGACCTAAATAGACGATGGAATCCATCGTCCGTTACCCCGATTGGGAAGACCGTCTTAGAACATATCTTGACCGCGTAGAATACGACCCGTTCGTTTGGGGGCAGCATGATTGCGCACTCTTCGCGGCATCATGCGTCAGAGCGCAAACTGGGGTTGATCCCGCCGCCGCATATCGCGGGACCTATGACACCGCCAATGGTGCGCGCACCGCACTACGCGAGCGTGGCGCGGGTACACTCCTCAGAACCGTAAAATCTTGGTTCGGCGAACCCAAATCTGTTCACTTCGCACAGCGCGGCGACATCGTGATGCGCGATGCCACCACAGTTGGCGTCTGCGTCGGCCAATTCAGTTTCTTTGTCGGTGAGGAGCAAGGCCAAGACCGTCTCGCGATAATCCCGACCCGCGATTGCCGGTACGCCTTCACGGTGCCCTTCGAACTCTCGGTCGTATCCAGTGAGTAAGGTCATCAAATCGGTCGTGATGATCGCCGTGGCGGTCGCGGTCATCGTCTATGCCGCTCCACTTCTTGGCGCAGTTGCATCGCTCTACGGCGCGTCCGCAGCCGTCGTCACGGCCATCACTTCCACGGTCGTCGGGCTTGGTGTTTCGCTCGCTCTCGCGGGTGTCGGGACACTCTTCCGCAAAGCCCCCCAGAGCGTCAGCCAGTCGATGGCCGACCGGCTTCAAAATTCCGTTGTTCCCTCTGCACCCCGCAAGATCGTCTTCGGTCGCACTGCCGCAGGCGCAGATGTTCGCTTCTTCGAAACATGGGGCAACAAGAAGGACCGTTATGCGCAGGTGATCGCGCTCGCGTCGCACAAAGTTACGATCCGCGACATCTACCTTGAAGATGACCTGACATGGTCGAATGGGATGCTTGTAGCTCACCAAGATGGAATCAACTTCATTCGCGCGATCGGTGAGGGTTCGGCCGTAAACGCTCAGGCGCTCGGCACCGGGGCCTTATGGACATCATCGTCGCGCTTCACCGGTTGCGCCTACCTCGCAATCGACTGGAAACTTGACCAAAAGGCTTGGCCGCAGGGTTTGCCGCAAAAAGTCATCACAGTTGTTGACGGTTGCCCTGTCTATGATCCCCGTCTTGATTCAACGGCAGGTGGTTCGGGACCACACCGCGCCAGCGATCAAACAACGTGGGAATTCGTCCACTCTGGTATCGAGATTGGCCGCAACCCCGCCCTCGCCCTCCTCACCTACCTGATTGGCTATCGCCTCAACGGCAAACTGTTATGGGGCATGGGCATTCCGCTCAACCGCATCAATCTCGACAACTTTCGCGTCTATGCGAACGTCTGCGAAGAGCGTGTCGTCACCGCTGATGGCTCGACCGTGCAGCGCTACACCGCCGATGGGATCGTATCGACCGCCGATACCCATGAGACGGTGTTGTCCGCCCTCACCGCCGCCATAGGGTCGTGCAAACTCACCGACGTGGGCGGCACATATGGGCTTGTGGGCGGCTATGACGACACGCTTGGTCCGAAACAGGCCTTTGACGAAAGCGATTTGGTCGGCGGCATCAACTCCCCTGCCTCCTATAGTTGGGTGCCCAGCGGTCCTGCCCGCGAGACCTACAACATCGTGCGTGGCCGGTTCGCCGATCCCGCCCAGCTTTTCCAATTGGTCGATTGGGGCGTCATCGAGACGGACAACCTCCCTGATGGTGTCCCGCGCACACTCAGCCTCGACCTTGGCTTCGTCTCTCGTGCGGAAACTTGCCAACGGATCGCCAAGCAGTTCTTGATGCGGGAAGCCAAGACGCCCGGCTTCTTCACCGCGACATTCGGTCCAAAGGCGTTTGCGGTTCAGGTCGGGAGCCTCGTGACGCTAAGCCTCCCTAGTCAGGGCTGGAACAACAAACTCTTCCGCGTGCAGTCTCAGACCGAAACTGACTTGATGATCTTTCAGATGACGCTCCGGGAAGAATCTTCGGAAGTCTATGCGTGGGATCGTGAAGAGAAGCCGCTTCCCGCCGTCATTCGTCCGGGCGGCTATGATGCGAGTGCATGGCTTCCTGTTGAGGGGCTTCGCCTGAGCACCGCCGCCTATCAAGGGGTCGGCTGATAAATAACGTGTGAGCGAAGTTTCAGAAATCAAAGTCGAATGGACCCCGCAGAATTCAGGTCGGGTGTCGAGCATCCAAATTCAGTCTCGTATCCGTGGCCAATATACGGGTGCGGAAGAAGGCTGGACTGAGCAAGCCGCTGCCCATGATCCCACAGCGGGCAGCTTCACCTTCTCCAGTAATGCGCCCGGCACTGAAGTTGAGGTTCGCGCCCGCTATCGCATGACCAGTGGCGTTTATGGGGCGTGGTTCCAAGATGGGATCAGGACTGCCCGCGTCACCATTCCCTATGTCGATTTGACGGGTACGCCATCAAGGCTCTCAGACATCAATCCCGGTGAGGGCGGCAAGCTCGGCGGGATTGCACCCGGCGCAGATGTCACGCGCGACAATACGGCCAAGGATACGTCGAATGTCAGCGGACGACCTTCCTCCACCATCGTCGCGGGCATCGATAAACTCCCCACAATTCGCGTTGACATCGACAAAGCGTTGGCGGCGGGTCAGGCGGTCGCAGATCGCGAGATAGCTGCGGCCACACCGCCCGGATCGCTGTCGAACATCCAATGGTTCAGCACACTGACGGACGCGGGCGCTGACGTGACGCTCACGTGGACCGCCGCGAAGGATGCGACCAGCTATGAGGTCGAGCTTTCCGAAAATGGCGGGGGCGCGATTGTCTTTGCAGCGCCCGCCACGAGCTATCGGTTCGCGGGTAAACGAAACACCTCGTATTCTTCCCGTATAAGGGCGCTCAAGATCAACGTCGCGAGCGGTTGGGTCAGCGCACCTTCGTTTGCGACCGGCCGCGATACGGTGGCTCCGGCGGCTCCCACAGGCCTGTCGGCGGTCGGGGGTATCACTTGGATTGACGTGGCGACGGTCGCGCCCAGTGACAGCGATCAGGCGAAAATTCGCTTCACGCTCTATCGCAGCGACAACGCGAAGATTGCAGAAGCGACCGTTTCTGCCACGGCCAATACGCGCGCGGAAACCCGCTTTTCCAATCTTGCGCGTGCCGCCGCCTATTACGTGGCGGCGGTTGCCCTCGACAGTAGCGACAACGTATCAGCCACGACCGCGAATGTCCCGGTCGCCACGACCGGCGGTGTTTCGCTGGATGACCTTACACCGGGGTTGGTGCCACCGCAGACCGTCACGTCTTTGCCCAGCCCATCGGGTTGGACCGGCTCGCCTGTCGTTTTCTATGCGGGTGAACTGTATCGCTTATCGGGTGGCGGGTGGACGAAGTCGGTAAGTGGTCAGGACATCGCTCCATCGACCATCTCGACTGAAAAGCTGGTCAACAGCGCGATCACCGCTGACAAACTGGCGATGGGCTCTGTCACCGAAACGCGCTTGGCGGACTTCTCCGTCGCGAATGTCAAACTCGCTCCAAACTCCGTAGACGCATACAAGATCATCGACGGCGCAGTTGGAAACACCAAGATTGCGACCGCCGCGATCACCGAAGTCAAAATCGCCGACGATGCGATCAGTGCGCCCAAGATTCAGGCAAATGCGATCACAGCGGACAAGATTGCTGCGAACACAATTGTGGCCCGAAACCTTGCCATTGGAAATTTTGACAACATAATTCCAGATGGCGGATTTTTCGATCCCGGATTCTGGAATGGAAAAAATTTTTCGGGTGGCTATGGCAATAACACTGTCACTGTCCGCCCGCAGAATAGCCAATGGCGATTTGATAGAACGATATACATCGATCCGACCGATGCCGCTTGGTATACGCCATTCTTTACAGTCGAAATTGGCGCGACCTACAAGCTCGACTATCAAATCTACATGAGCCCAGATTTCAACGGTTGGCTCAACATCTCCCTTCATATGCCCGGACTATATTGGCTCGGGATAAGGAAGGGCTTCGCCGGGATCGACCCTACGGCAAACTATAGCGGCGACAGCCACACATTCCATCGTGGTGACACCAACTTCAATCCCGCTCCGGTTATATTCTCGATACCGTCTGAGGCCAGCAATCTGACGCGCAATACCCAATTCCGGTTCGATGGACATTGGACGACCGGCTACGTCGAATTCATGGTTCGGATCGTTCGCGTGAGCGACGCCACTCTGATCAAAGATGGCGCGATCACGACGGACAAGATCACCGCCGGAGCGATCAACGCCGACAAGGTGTCGGCCGGTGCAATTCAAACCCGCCATCTCTCAGCGGCAACAAAGCCAATCTCTTTGGTTGGCTGCAACATCCGTTATCAGGACGGCGCGGTAAGATGGGACAGCGGCTATATCTTGTTCACAAACGCAAACGGTGATTTCGTTAGCAGGCCAATTTCAGCGAACTCGATTAACGGAGGCGCATCCGCCAGCTCGCCGATGTTTATCCAATACTACATGCCGGATGAACGGACGTGGCTCGACTACAATAACGATGCGACATATTTTGCCTCACCGAATTGGCGGCAAATCGCGATTTGGTATGGTGGCTCCAACTTAGCGGTCCATGCCGGAGTTGGCACCATTCTGAATGGCGATCAGATCGTCACCGGATCGATAAACGCCAACAAGCTAACAGCCCGCACCATTGAAGCCGGACATATCAGAGCCGGGACGATCAGCGGCTACGAACTTGCCGCTAACACCATCTCGACCAACAATCTCGTGGTCGCTTCGCGTCCGGTGTCGATGTCTGGCATTAACATGCGCATCACCACCGATGGCGTTTTACGGTGGGACGCGGGCAATGTTCGCATCGTCAACACCGTGGGCTCCACCGATACATACAACATCAGCGGTGGCGAGACGGGATCGCACGATTGCATGGTCGTCTATGTGCCGGGGCGATCATATTTCGATGTCGTGGGGGATCGGAATTTCTTCCTCCCAAATAGTGAGCACATCAAAATCGCAGATAGATTTAATGGGTCTTTGAACGTCTATGCTGGCGTATCAACCATTATCAACGGCGAGCGTATCGTAACGGGCTCGATTAATGCCAATAAGATCGTTGCTCGGACTATTAGCGCAGACCGGCTCGCTGCCAACTCCATCACCGCAAATGAAATTTTGACTGGCACTATCACCGCTGCCCAGATTGCTACCAGCGCGTTGACCGCCCGTGTTTTGGCCGTGGGTAATCCAGACAACGTCATCGGCGATGGCGGCTACAACGATCCTGCTTGGTGGAATGGCGGGAATGCCGACAATCGCCTCAGCGTTGGCGAGTCCGGTATGAACGAAACGGGACGCGAACTCAAAATTACGTCATCGGGGCGAACGGATTATTACTCCATGTTCTTCCCCGTAGAGCTTGGGGCTACCTACCGTGTGAGCGTCGGGGTCTACACATACGGCGACTTCAGCGGCAACTTCCGCCCCGTGATCCACATGCCTGCGTGGGCGTGGTTGAGCCTCAAGACAGGCTACGGGATCAATCCCGAAGACGCAAATCCGGCGGTCAATTGGAACGCAGCGAGCAGCTATTTTCGGAATGAGTTCACTATCACCAATCCCGCAAATACGCTTGCGTGTAAGCAGTGGCAATTCCGACTTATCGGTGATTGGAGCGGAACACTCGCGTTCACATGCAAGATTGTGCGCGTCTCGGATACGACGCTGATCAAAGATGGCGCAATCACCACGGACAAGATCACCGTCAATAGCTTGAACGGCGACCGCATTACAGCGGGCACTCTGAGCGCTGAGAAGATCGCCGCGAATAGCGTGATTTCCAATACGGTCACAGTCGCTAATACAAGCGGAAATCTTGGTGACGCAGTAGAGCGAGCGCGTGACCCTGCCTATCGTATCAATAATGGCGTCGGGACCCAGATCAATCCGGGATTAATCAATATCTCGGGTGGTACGACGTTGGCGAATTGGCGTCAGGGTGGCGATGATACGCGGATCGCTGGCGGCTCAATCAGCGCCAACACGATCAGCGCGAACAAGCTGACGATCGGCAATCGCGCCATCTCGTTTATCGGCCTAAACTTTGAGTGGAACCCGGCAAATAACTGGGTGTCGTGGTCAAACGGCTACATCTATTATCAAGACGACAATGGCAGCCCGCGCGCCCAGTTCGTAAATCCGGGCAACACGGGCGGCGCGAACCCCCATCGTTTCTTCTATTGGGTAAAGGATGGTGGGTACATCTATCACACCCAATCCGAACAAGAAGCTTTTGGCGGGTCTGATCGCGTGATGCTGGGATCATGGTGGGGTGGTTCAGACCTAAACATGACTTATGGTGGGACGATAATTAACGGCGACAGGATCACCACAGGGTCGATCGACGCAAATCGCATCAAGGCCAACACCATCTTGGCCAATACCGTCATCGTAGGTGGCCGTGGAACGGTGGACTCTGCTTTTGATAGCGCAAAATGGTCTGGTGTTTCTGGCGCTGGAAAGCCGCAGACCTTTACGGTCGGGGCAAGAGGCAACCGAACTTCCTCTCTTCCATCCGGCTACAATCATGGTCTTCGCGGACCTGACGGACAAGTCTATTGGGATGGCTCGTATCCTAACTTGCGAACTGACGCGTATAACCGCAGTTACACTGTTTGTTGGACGAACGGCGGCGAAGTTTGGGGCATCCGACATTTTGACGTTTATGGTAACGGCACGGTCGCTTACGAAGGCGGCTATGGTTCATCGGCCGGGAGTATGGCGCAGCTTCTTCGCGACATCTCCTTTGGTTCAACCATTGTGATCTATACATCTGATGAGCCATCGGGCAATCGCCTGAATGAGGGGCTTGCGGCTGAGATGTATAATTGCGGCGCAAGCCGCTCGGTCTTCGGAAGTTCAAATTTCCCCGCTTGGTCGTCTTACATTCTGATCGGCCAAAAAGGCGTCGGCGAGGGTAATGGCACCGAATATTTTAGCGCTGGCGGACCCAGTAGCTATGTCCGTGCGACGTTCTCTATCGTGAATGGCGTACCTTCAATTGGTGGTGCGTCGATTAAGGATGCGCGCGACTTAGCGTTCAGTGATGGACGTGGCGTGGACGTTCTTCGTGGCGTGGCGGAAGGAGCTACGGTTGGTGCGCCGTCCGGCACCATGGTTGGCAATACTGAGGCCCAGACCGTCACGAATTGGGCCTACACGGGTCAGCAGGACCCCGCCGGGCGCATCAATCGTGGGGAAACGACTACGATCAATGGCGGGCGCATCACGACTGGTTCAGTCACGGCGAACCAGATTGCTGCCAACACGATCACCGCTGATCGTCTTAATGTCACGAGCTTATCGGCACTCAGTGCAAACATCGGGGACGTGACGGCGGGCGTCGTACGCAACGCGTCAGGTTCGGCGAAATTCGACCTAAACGCGGGCCGCATCATCTTTGACAACGGCTCGGTTATGAAGGTGTCTGGCAACGGCTTTGGGTCGAGCGGGCAATTCATCGAGTGGTTCGGGCCGCGAAAAGCGAACCTCGCCGACTGCACCGAGGCCAATGCGAGCTACTATCTGAAGACTGACGGCAGCAGCTATTTCGGTGGTAGTTTGTCCGCTGGCACGACGAAGAACGCGATTGGCACAACCAGCACGGCTACAAATGCGAACGTCACCACGGGGTCGGTGGGATCACGCGGCGGGACGCGCGTCGTCGTGCTGAGCTATAGTTGGTCGTGGTCGCAAAGCGTTGACAAATTTCAGAACGAAGGGTCAGGCAGCGACCTGTCCGCACAAATCGTCCTGTCGAGAAATGGTGCGGATGTCGCCACGCTGACCGCGACCGGGTCATGGTATCGTGATCCCGCTTTCAGTGCCGATGAACCCGGTAGCTATCGGGAGGGTATCGGCGGATCACTCACGTTCACTGATAACTCGGGTGGCTCCACCGTGACTTACTCTGCACGCCTTACCAGTCGCAACACCGGGCCGGGACCACAAAACGGATCGACCAGAGGCGGCATTGCGACACAGAACATCTCCATAGTCCAGACCGAGCAGTGATGGATGGCGTTCAGCTAAATACAGAATGTCCACCACCACACTTTCAGATGCCTACGAGGTAGTCACCGATTTTCATAAAGCGATTTTAGAAGAATTAGTCGAAGAGCAGGCGCGGAGCGCAGCCGCCTACGGCGTAATCCTTGCGAAATTTCCAGAAGCCGCGAAGTCAGGTGTAGTTTATCAATGCGCTCAGCAGTGCGCGAACCAATCTGGATACAACTATCAGTTAGCGATGCTGCGGCAGCAATACGGCCTCGATCAATCGACGCAGATGGCCCCGGTGGCGAATGCGTAAGCGCTCATGGCAGCGGTTGGGCGCGACCGCGATCCATTATGCTAAGATCGTCTGGGAAGTCCCTGCCGTTAAGAGCGTCGCCCTGACGTGGCTCATTCGCGCTGGCCTGTCAGCATCAGGCGCTGCCGCCCTGACCGCGATCGTGGACGCGGTGGCGCGATGATGTTCGAGACATCCTCGTTGATCGAGTGGGCAGCGGGGCTCGCCACTGTTTCGACCGCCGCAGGGCTTATCGTCCGTGCGATTACCAAGGAGGCGATGAACAAGATCGCTCTTCTCGCTGACAAGCATGACGACCTGAAACATCAGATCAAGAACCAGACCGCTCGCATCGACGCGGTCGAACATCTGCGGACGGCGGATGTCGAGCGGATCGTCAAATTAGAAAGTGCGGTGCAGGCGATCGACAAAGCGATGGAGCGGGTCGAGCGCGGGCAAGACAAGCTCACCGACATCGTCAACGATCGCTTCGACACGCTGGCCGACGCTATCCGCAAAGCCTGAGTTCACTTCCACACTATCTTCAATAACGTAGCGCACGCGAAAAGGGCGAATGGTGCGCATACCACGACGATCGCCGCCATAGCGTAACCGGGCTTACCGCCGTCAATGAACGCCTTAACGATGTCCACAAGGGCCTGCCACTTATTCATCGGCAGTACTCCGGGGCAAACGCTTGAACCCGCTACGCACCCATCGATACACCATGGCGACCGACCCAATCGCGACACTGGACGATCCCAGTTCGTACACGACCAACACGATCGCAGTCAGCGCCGTTACCAGCACCAAAAGCATAAACGAGAACAGGACGGCAGGGCGCTCGCTTTTATCGAGCAGGCCGACCAACCTCACGATCATATCGGGAACCGTCATACCGCAGCTTCCACGAAGCTAACGGAATTGGTATGCCCTCTGATAAGGGAGATAACGTTATCCCCGAAAAGCTTATCAAAAAGGTTGATAGGAAAGATAGCGAATGAATATCCACGATCAACAAACTGTTGACAGGTCGAATAAGAAACTCTAACCAAAATCTCATAGTAGGTCATCGCATATCACCGCATTGAAAGCGCAACGCCGCCCGGCTAGCGCAAGAACTTCGCGGTATAGCACACCCTTTACTTCGCGACAACTTGCCGCTTGCCGCCGCCGTTTATAGGTTTGCGATCAGGGGTTTCAGTGGCTTGATGATCTCAGCCCAGATGTCGTGAACGACGCTTTCGGGATGTGTCCCGTCCGTCGTGGGTGAGGTGGCGAAAACCGAGCCAACTGCATGGGCGTAGGTGGGCGCGATACTCGCAGCCAACGTCGCCGTGAAGCTCCCCCCGCCATTGTCAGTCACAGCAGCAACGTTACCCTTGATCTCACTAGAAGAGGTGCCGGGCTCGAAATAGCACGCCGACCCAACAACGGGCGCAATGGTCGCGTTAATCGTCACGCTTGTCACAGCCACGCCCGCCGTCAGCGCCGTCGCCAACGTTCCCGCGCCAGCCTTCACAAATGCGAGACGCGCCCACACTGGAGCCTGACCAGTGAACTGGACATCCGGGCGCAACTCACGCTGCCCGCCGCGAAGATCGACAACCATGGCGAGTGGTGCCGGACTCGTGTTGACCAGCCATTCGTTAAATTGCTCCAAGGCGACGCCCGCCGTGAAGGGGCGCGGGTCCTGTCCCTCCAAAGTCGTGTAATTGGTCGTGGCCGACGACGTGACGCGCGTGCTGACCGTGGATTGAATGATTGGGATACCGGGGAACGTCGCTGCAAGGAAATTCCACCACGCCTGTGCCCGGACCTTCATCAAGGCTAAGGCGTCGTCCGGCGTCGTGGCGCTAACCATACTGGAGAAATCGTTGCGCAGGCCTTGCGACCAGATATGGCTAAATGGCCAGCGTCCGCCGTTCATGTCCCGCGCGGCGGCTAGCATGGCGTATCGCAGGCTGAAGCGGTTGCTGCCCGGCGTCACGTCCATAAGGTCTTCCATCGCTGCGCCGTGATGACCGAAGTTCGCCACCCCAAATGAACCCTGCCCGGACGGATCGCCCAGTGCCTTTACGATCCCGCCGACAAGCTGGCGCGCGTCGAACCGCAAGTCGTTCTGTTGCGTGATGGAATCACCGATCAATAGAACGGAGGGTGTCGAGCCGTTGTACGGGATAAGGACGCCGTGCGGCTTATAGCCGCGTAGATTGTCAGGCGCGCTGCCAGTGATCGTGCCGCCGTTCAGGTTCGCAGCGACAGGCGCGCTATTGCGGCGGCGATACTCGCCAAAGACGGGATCAGCGTTCCAGCCTGTTGGACGCTTGCCACCGCTTGGCGTGGTCAGAGAGACACGGTGGAACCCTCCTGCAAAGGCCGGGCGCGCATCCTCGATCGCAAAGCCGCCATCCGCCATCGTGATCGACGACATACCGCCAAATGTGCCAGCGACGCGCGTCCCACTGCCATTCGCAGCCGTGAAGGTCACGCTCCCATCGATGGTATTGGTATTGCCGGGGGGCGTTTCGAGCGCCGTGGGTCCCGCGCTGTCAACGGAGTTGAAGCCAAAATTCAAATACACGAACCGGTGCCCTGCCGGTTGAGGGGGCATGAAGTTGTCAGCGACTTCGTTCAGAAAGCCACTTGCGGGAGCATAGGCGAGCGTCGTCGTCCCGTTCCCGACCGTGCGATATGGCGATAAGCCGAAGACCAGATCACCAGCTTTTGGGCGCGTAGGAATGCTGCGGAAAAGCGTGGAAGAAAGGCTACCAACGCCTATACCCAGATCAATCTTCATCAGGCGAGGGCCACGATGTTGGTGGCGGTGCTGGCAGTGGTCACGCGCAATACGCGGATTGGCAAGATCAGGCCGCTGGGAACGCTCTTGAAGGTGACTGGCGCGCCGTCCGCCATGAGAACAGTCAGGTCGCCGCCACTGCCGATATACAGGGCCTTGGATGTCAGTGCGAGATCGGTCCCCGCGATGACCGTTACAGCGGATCGCGCAGGAGAGGTAGGTGAGTCAGCATAAGCAGAGAAGTTGTCCATCTGCTATTTAGCATGATTGCGCGCGGGCCGATTAGAGCCACCCCAACATTCGGCCTGCTACCCCCAAAGCACTGATACCGCTCGCCCCTACCACCAAGTAGCCACGGGTGGAGCCCGCACGCATTCTCAGGATGACAAGCGCCAAGATGGTCCATCCGGGGCCACGCTCCGTCAGCTTATTGAGAACTGATGCTTCATGGATGTTCACCGGGCGCTCCACCGTCAAAAATCGAAATTAGATTTGTGACGCTGGGTGCAAAGCCGCACTGCGATGATTAATAGGGATCAGATTTTTGAATTGGCGTCAACCGGTTGACCGGCGCACTTCTCGCAAAAATATGCGGCTAAAGGGCTTGACAGCGAATTTTCAAATGCGCAACCACCTGTATTTACAAGGTTATTTACTCGATAGGTCCGGACAAACTCGACGCAAATAACGCGCTTCTCTGACATCGTCGGTCGCATTGTCGCGCATCGAATGCATCAGGTCGAAATCCCAAACTCGTGGAGCGGCGCGCCCCCTGCCCGCCTTCACGCTGATTACCCGTCGTCCACCAACGAACTTCACTATCGACACGCCATCATCGCGGCAGTCGATCCGGTCGATAACAGACCGAAACCCCTGAGCGACTTTCAAGCGAGCGGTCGTCCGCTCTTCATCATCTTCGGCTTCCAAGTTTTCACGAATCGCGTTCAGGCGACTGATGTGTTCCGCCGCCGACACCTTCCCTGCCGCCATCGCGCGCGACGCCCGCAATTCGACAATCTCAGCCGCAATTGCTTCGGCTTCCGCCTCACGTTGCCCCGCTAGCTTCTGCGCAATGGCGCTCGCGCCCGCGTTCATCCAAAGCTCTTCAGCCGCCTTGTAGGCGATGTCGTGATCCCGCTGACGGTCTGCAATTTGGATATCAAGGCGCGCCACGTCTTCGCGGCGGGAGAATGACGCATCGTCCAGCGACAGGTGGAGCGCCGAATCGATCAACGCTCTCTCCAGCGAGACGTACGCGATGGTTCGCTTGTTCGAGCAGCCACCATCGTTCGCGATTGGGCAAACGAGCGATGCCGCCTTCGTCTTGGTTGGCGCTTGCTCGACGCCATTTCGAACTCGAACGTAACCGGCGCGACGACCATTCCGGTAGTTCATTTTCGCGCCGCATGTCGCGCAATGCGCCAGCCCCGCAAACAAATTGGGGATGTCAGCCTTGTTTCCCGCAACCGCCTTACGATCAGCGGCAGCGGTTGAAACACGGGCAAAAAGATCGGGGTCGATGATACGAGGATAATAATCGCGGATCGGATCACCCACGGGGACACGCTTGTCGCCTACCATCCGCATTGGCTGATGATCGCCAGTCACGGCGGGGTCGGTTAGCATTCGAACCAACGTTCCTCGCGACCATGCGCGCGGCGTTCGATTTGCGAATCTCGCCCATGGCTTGATACCGCGTTCGTTCAGCGAACGGGCTATGCGCTGCGAACCCATCCCGTTATCGGCAAGCTCGTAAATCAGGCGGACGGTGTCGTCGCGATTTTCGAAAACCTCATAGCGCGATCGGTCTTCACTGATTCGAAGCCATGCAGGACATAGAGCGCTCACCGGCTTCTTCGCCTCTGTCATCGCGGTGCGTCGTGCATCCCATTTTGCTCGACCATGGCTCGACTTCTTGGCCGATTCTTCGTGGTTCATGCGCAAGCGAACGATCAGTTCGATCATCGCGGCGAATTCGATGGGCTGGTAGGCTTCATAGAGCCGGTCGCCTTCGACAGTGGCAATCGACAGCCCACTCTTTGTCAGCGCGCGAATCAGGTCATAAGTCTCGTTATGATCCTCACGGCTGAGGCGGTCGAGGCGTTCAATCACCAACACCTTGCCGACGTGTAGACCGTCTCGGGCTTCGCGTTCGAGCGTCCCAAGCGCGGCATTCGCGAGACGATGATGGCCTTTAAATCCCGACCGGCCCTCATCCTTGAGGATCGTTTCAAGCGTCCACCCCTTAGACTCTATATATGGAGTGCACGTCCGAAGCTGACGCGGAATCGAATCGCCCGTGGCCTGAGCGTCAGACGAAAACCGCGCATATATAATAGCCTGCATCATTCGACCTCACTTTAACGCCCGAACAGCTTCGCGAGCGATTGTGAGTCGAGCTTTACCCAGGTCGGGCGGCCATGGTTGCACTGGCCGGAATGGGGCGTGACTTCCATTTCGCGCAGCAGCGCATTCATCTCGGCAACCGACAGGATGCGGCCTGCGCGCACCGAGCCGTGGCAAGCCATGGTGGCGGCGACATGATCCAGCCGTTCGCGCAGGGATAGCGCCTGGTCGAAGGCGGCGAGTTCGTCGGCGAGGTCGGCGACCAGCCCCTTGGGGTCGCTCTGCCCCAAGAGTGCTGGCGTGGAGCGGACCAGCATCGCGGTCGGACCGAAGCGTTCGAGGTCGAGGCCGAATTCCGCCAGTTCCTCGGCGCGCGCTTCCAGCCGGTCGCAGGCGGGTTCGTCCAGTTCGACCACTTCGGGGATGAGCATGGCCTGCGAGGCCACCCGGCCGCCGGTCAGCGCGGCGCGCATCCGCTCCAGCACCAGCCGTTCATGCGCGGCATGCTGATCGACCAGGACCAGGCCGTCCTCCGCCTCGGCGACGATATAGGTCTTGGCGACCTGCCCCCGCGCGACGCCCATCGGATATTGGCGAACCTCCGGCGGGGAAGCGAAAGCCGCTTCGGCACGGGCGAGCGGCGGGGGCACTGCAAAGCCGGGACGCGGCGCGAAAAGCGACTGGCGCTCCATGACCCGCGTCTCGGGCGCAGACGATGCCCAGTCATCGGCGACCGGGGCGGCGGCCACGGGCGCAGCGACACTCTCTGCCTGCCACATGGCCAGTGCCGAGTCCGGCGGACGCTGCACGCTGCGATGACCCGCTTCGTCCAGCGCGCGACGCAGGCCGGATACGATCATGCCCCGGATCAGCGCAGGATCCCGAAAGCGCACCTCGGTCTTGGCCGGATGGACGTTCACATCGACTTCCGACGGCGGCATGTCGAGGAAGAGCGCCACGACCGCGTGACGATCCCGTGGCAGCATCTCCGCATAAGCCCCTCGGATCGCGCCCATTAACAGGCGATCGCGGACCGGTCGGCCATTGACGAACAGATATTGATGGTCGGCGATACCCCGGTTGAACGTCGGCAGCCCAGCGACCCCGCCCAGCGACACGGTGTCGCGCACCCAGTCGATCGCGACCGAATTCTCCGCCAGCGCTCGGTCGGTCAGGCCAGCCACGCGGCCGGGCCGCTCCTCGCCGCCCGGCACCGTCAGCACCCGCCGACCGTCGTGCTCCAGCGTGAAGGCAATATCGGGCCGCGCCATCGCCAGGCGGCGCACCATGTCGAGGCAGGCGGCATATTCCGAACGCGGCGAGCGCAGGAACTTGCGCCGCGCCGGGACCCGCGCGAACAGGTCCTCCACCACGATCCGGGTCCCCGGCGGCACGGCGGCGGGGCCGTCGCGCAGCACCTCGCCATTGTCGACGACACGGCTCCACCCGTCGCGGCCCGCCGGTCTGCTTTCGATCGTGACCCGTGCGACGCTGGCGATCGAGGGCAGCGCTTCGCCGCGAAAACCCAGGGTCAGAACCGATTCGATCGCTTCGTCCAGCAGCTTGGACGTACAGTGCCTCTCCAGCGCCAGCGCCATATCCTCGGCCGACATGCCGCACCCGTCATCGGCCACCTCGATCCGGCCAATGCCCCCTTGCCCGATCGTCACCGCGATCCGGCTGGACCCCGCATCGATTGAATTTTCGACCAATTCCTTCAACGCACTGGCGGGCCTTTCCACCACTTCACCGGCCGCGATACGATTGACGAGATGGGGAGGCAGACGCCGTATTGACATGCGGCAAACCCTAGCCCAAGCGACGGCATCCCGCGACCCCGCAAATGACGGTGCAGGTGCCTTTTAGAGGCTCTTGGGACGGCTCTTGGCGGCGGTTCGGGATATGAAATGCGCCCACCCGGTCCACCAGACGGAACGAAAGCCTCGATGCCTCTCCCCCGCTTCCTGAAATTCATGTCGCAAGACATGGCGATCGACCTCGGCACCGCGAACACCGTGGTCTATGTCCGCGGACGCGGCATCGTGCTGAACGAGCCGTCAGTCGTCGCGGTCGAGACGATCAACGGTATCAAGCGCGTGAAGGCGGTCGGTGACGACGCCAAGCTGATGATGGGCAAAACGCCGGGCAATATCGAGGCGATCCGCCCGCTTCGCGACGGCGTGATCGCGGACATCGACGTCGCCGAACAGATGATCAAGCACTTCATCCTGAAGGTGCACGGCCCCCGCAAGTTCGCGCGCTGGCCCGAGATCGTGATCTGCGTGCCGTCGGGTTCGACCAAGGTCGAGCGCCGCGCGATCCGCGACGCCGCCTCGAATGCGGGCGCGAGCCAGGTCTTCCTGATCGAGGAGCCGATGGCCGCCGCGATCGGCGCCGACATGCCCGTGACCGAGCCGATCGGCTCGATGGTCGTCGATATTGGCGGCGGCACGACCGAAGTCGCCGTCCTGTCGCTGCGCGGCCTGGCCTATACCACGAGCGTGCGCGTCGGCGGCGACAAGATGGACGAGTCCATCGTATCCTATGTCCGCCGCAACCATAACCTGCTGATCGGCGAAGCCACCGCCGAGCGGATCAAGCAGGAAGTCGGCATCGCGCGTCCTCCGGCCGACGGCATCGGTGTGACGATCCAGATCAAGGGCCGCGACCTCGTCAACGGGGTGCCCAAGGAAATCCAGATCAACCAGGGCCAGATCGCCGAGGCGCTGTCCGAGCCGGTCGCGACCATCGTCGAGGGCGTTCGTGTCGCGCTGGAAAACACCGCGCCCGAACTGGCCGCCGACATCGTCGACCAGGGCATCGTCCTGACCGGCGGCGGCGCGCTGCTCGAAGGGCTGGACGAGGTGCTGCGTGACGAGACCGGTCTGCCGGTGACGGTGGCGGAAGACCCGCTGACCTGCGTCGCCCTGGGCACCGGCCGTGCGCTGGAAGACCCGATGTATCGCGGCGTCCTGCTGAACGGCTAACCTCCAGCATAAGGGGACCGGCGCATGGCGCCCGCCCGCGACCGTCGCACCGG